ATTTTATCAGCATTTTTAGGTGGATTAACCTTTTTATCTTTTGGTTTGCCTAATTTTTGACCTTCTTCTATTGAAGCTGCACGACCTAATGCTCCATTTTTGCCAAGAATGAACCACCACCCTTTACCATTTAAGGCAGAAGGTTCATATGCAAAAGTTACTTTACCTATTTTCTTGGTGATCATTATTTTCTTTCAGCGTTTCTTTGTTTAATCTTTTCATTTTCCGCTTCAATATATTGTGTTAATAGTGAAACGTAAATGTCTCTTTCCCATGGAATCATATTCTCAAGTTCCGCTAGGCTATACTTATGATGTTGCATCAAAGAGAAATTAGTCCGATAGTAATTTCCCAAATTATCATGACGAAAGGTTAACCAAAAAAATTGTCGAGCCCTTGTACCTCTATGTGGTGAACAAAACCACATTTTGAACATGTAATATCGATATTTTTGTTTAACTTAGGAAGGTCTTCAATAAACTCTTCTAATTTATCAAATTGCTCTTTTGTTAGAGATTCTAAAAACTCCATCATTTCTTGTCTTGATGTTTCATGTGTGTAATATAAACTATCACCATCAAAAATATATTCAATGCAATTTAATACCAATTCAAATGCCATGTCTGTAGCATTTGGTATTTCTTGCATTTTTTCAACAACAGAAAAATCTGGATATTTCATTTTAATACCAATAGTTTCAGTAAGATGAATAGTATCTTCAGCCTTTGTTGGCATCTGAATATTGATATCTAAAACATTGATAGCAACATCCATTGAATTACCACACACTTCACCACTCACCTCATTTTGGCATTTATATTTTGATTCTATAACTTCACCTACCGATCTTGCTCTAAGGTGTAAAAAATAGTATTCAATATCAATTAAAGGTAATGTTCCCACATCAATATCTGAGATGGTACAATTTTGTAATATCTGTTCGATGTTGTTTTCAATTACATCTTTTTCTTTTGATTCCATCGCCATCAATAGAATTTTTTGTTCTTTGACCAAAAATGGTCTAAACTTAATAGTTTTTTTTGATATCGGCAGCGTTATCTCAAACGTTGGCGCATCAATTTTAGGCAAAGCCATAATTAACTCCTTTTCAAATCATTTATAATTTAAATTTATTAGAGGTAGATGTTAGTCCACTTATAGTAAATTTGTTAGCATTCACGATAGAAGCGTTTTTATCCATATTTGAATCAAAAACACCTCTACCAGACGAATTTAATACAGATGAAACTGTTCTTGTTCCACCAATACTTGGTATTATGGAGCTAGCTGCACCAGCTACACCCAATAATGCATAAGGATTACCATTTTTTAAAGCCTGGCCAGAACTAGCAGCTAAGGCCCCAATTTGTAATAAAGAACCAAGACCAAAACCTTTAGTATTTTTTATTGAATTGGTATATTGGCTAGGTGTAGCCGTTTTAGTAATTTCCCAATATGTATATGCAAATACAACAGTTAATTTGTGATAAGCTGCATCATCTCCCCAATCTAAATCTAATTGATTAATTGAAATTGGAAATGCATCAACTAATTTAACTTCTTGCATTTCTCTATTTGAAGTATCAAATTGTGAGATTAGAATATCTGTGACATAGTTTGATTTATATTCAAAATTCCAAGTTTCTGGGCTATTAATATAATCCATCCATGTATTAAACAAGGTTTTTTCAATCATAGAACTTGTAACAATAAATGTTAAAGTTATATCGTCATATGTTGATTGATATGGATATTTTTCTGTTGGACCATAAATTCTTAGGTCAGAAGTAGATAATGTTCTTCCAGGTAATGAAGCATTTTCACATCGAAGGGCCAATGTTGATGAACTGATTGCACTACCTAAAACTGATGGTGGATTAATCTTCACCTCAAACCTAGACGGTTTAGCTAAATCATCTGTAAAACTAGATATGAATTTTTGTATCATTCTTGTCCTGCTATTGTTGATGTGCTAGTAGTCATTGTATGACCTTTAATTTGGTCTACTGATTCTTTCCACACTCTACCAGCTTTCGCATTTTGGAACTGATGTGCTGGTAAAAACACGGCAGTTTCCCATTCTTTAGGTTGAACGGCTAATATTTTACTCGCCACATGCGAATACAAATATCTCTTAACACATGGTTTAAATTCTTTATATCGTTTAGTAGCCGAAAGTATTTCATAAGTAATTCTTAATCTTTTTACTTCGTCCTCATCATTCATAATAGCAAAATTCATTAACTTATCCATAAATCCTGCACGAATTCTTGGTGGTAAGTAATGTAAATTTAACCCTAGAAATCCATCTCTATTTCTTTCTAGTGGTAATACCAATGGGAAAGCGTCCCAATAAGGTAATGTATCAGCATATTTAGCTGAATAATAAAAGAAATATAAACCACCAATTAAGAATCTATTAGTTGCTCTACCTTCTTCTTTTTTAATCTGATTGGCCAACAATGTTGGGTTTTTCAAATTGTTTATTTTTTTAGTGAACCATTTTAATGATTCAACGGAATATCTATCAAGTTCAACACCTGATCTTTCCGCAGTTAATTTAGATAATCTTGATATTGTTGTCATACTCTATTTATGCTAGAAATTTAAATGATCTTCAGTTAATACTTTGAATTCCCAACCTCTATCTTTACAATATTCGGTTGCAGCTTTCCATTTAGCTTGATTGATGGCGTAAGTAACTACTTCATTGATGTATTGTTTGGTGATTCTTGATTTAATTTGAGGTTCTGTGGCCTGTTTCTTAGGTTTAATCTCTAATAGATATGAATTAAGTTTACCATTCTTATCTCGTATTTGAGCGTAGAAATCAACAAAATATCTATGAAAACGACCATCAGCCGGCGATTTGTATGGGACTACAATCTCTTCCGATGACCAAGAGACCACTTGTGAGTGTTTATCTAACCACAACATAACTCGTTTTTCCCACGAAGAACGGTAGATAATGTTGGTTGGATCACCTTTATATTTTTGTGGGTTAATTGGTGTAAACTTGCCTTTATGCTTCATAAATAGTATGTATGTTGATTTTTAATCAAAGGTAAAATTGTATGGCAGAGATTGGTGCAGATTTTCGAAGTGGTGGATACTACGGTGAACAAATAGAACCTGGTGGTGGTGGATATGATCCATTAGCGGCTAATCCGAATGGACCATTAGCCAGTCTGTTTGCAAACGGTTATGATTTTTCTAGTCGATTTTATCCTAGAAACTTAGGCACAGAAACTAGAGGACACTATATTAATTTTTATATTAATGTAGCTGAAAAGTCTCAATACCTTTCAGAAGGAAAGTATACATTAGCCGGTGGTGCAGGACGAACTGCAGCAAATCAAGCTAATCAAGCACAAGTATTAGGTAGTGCCGGTGGTGGTGCTCTTGGTAATTTAGCAGCGACTTCAAAGTATACAGAAAAATATGCACCCAGTGTTGGTAATGTGTCAGCAAAAGTTCTATCTAGTGTTCAATCAGCACTCACAACAAGAAAAACAAAACGAATTACACAAGCTATTGCATTGTATATGCCCGAAACATTAAATGTTCAATACAATGCTGATTGGCAAAGTCAAGATTTAACGGACGCACTAGGTACTGTTGGTAAAATAGCGCAGCAAGGAACTTCAGCTGTTGATTCTATACAAAAAAGTATTAATTCTTTTAAAGGTGGAGATACTATGGGTGCTGTTAGAACCCTAGCATCAAATCCAGCCGTCGCTGAAGCTGTAGGTGATGCTTTAACAGCAACTGGTGCCGTGGGTGCAGGTGCATCTAGTTTCTTACTGTATGCAACTGGTAACGCCTTGAACCCACAATTACAAGTGTTATTTAAAGGTACCGATTTCCGTCAATTTCAATTTGATTTCTTATTTGCGCCATTTAGTCCAGATGAAGCAAAGAATGTTATAGAAATTATAAAAACATTTAAGTTCCATCAAGCACCTGAAGTAAATGTATCTGGCATGGGTCGTTATTTTATTCCACCATCAGAATTTGATATTGACTTTTTACTTGGTGGCCAAATTAATACAAAAGTTCATCAAATTGGTACTTGTGTATTAACAAACTTGAACGTTGATTATGCACCAAACGGATGGTCAACATTTGGTGATGGTACTCCAACACATATTAGATTAACATTACAATTTATGGAAACAGAAATCGTTACAAAAGAACGAGTTGATAAGGATAATTATTAATGTCAAAATATTTCAGTAAGTTTCCTAAATTAATTTATACCAGACAAGGTGTATCTAATTTAGCAACAGATTTATTAACTAGAATTGATACAATTAAAGGTGTATTAGATAACACTTCTTTATTCTACACATATAGTAT